ACATTAATTTTATTTCCAAATTTTCCGCTATAAATTAATGTTTGTTGGAAGGAATTATCTGATGCAATTGCTACTGTCTTCATAGTAGCTTGATGTTTATCAGTACAGTTTTTTGCATTAAATACTGTTACTACACAGAGCTTACCTTCAGTATCTAACATAACTACTTTAAATGGGTCAGCTAAAGGGTTTTTCTGAACCATCCCCCCACCACTGACAGTGTTGAATGGCTGAAAATATTGCCCTTTTTCATTTTTGCCTGTTTTTAAGTAAATGCCTGAAGTAAGTGAATAAGCAAAACTAATTTTAATATTTTCAGGGACGTTTAGAACTTCACGATCAACCACCATTCCCTGTTCAAGCATTTGATCCCCTACAAATGCTTTATTAACTGATCCAATTGGCGGTTTGCTTATATTTTTAGGTATAGCTTGATAATTATAGGCTGGAGTAGCGCACCCCACCAACCCAAGACCAATTAAACCCGCAGCCAATATTTTTTTCATGAATTTCACCGTTTGTTATAAAGTGTACTAACTTTAACAAACTGGTTACTAAATGTCACATAAAGGAAAACCACCCGAAGGTGGTCTTTTAAATCAGGCTATGCATGTAAAAGTTTTTCAGCACCAGCAGCCAAGAAAGCCGATCGAGTAGTATATCTCTTACCTTTACCTACATTCTCATCAATTTTACGAATCAAACGGCTTGGTAAAGTAACATTGATTTTTTCTGGTTTACCCAGATAACGACTAACATCAACTTCGGTAACCGCCCAGATCATTCCTTTATATTCAGGATCATCGACAAATTTAACTAGTTCGGAAGCTAATGGGATTTCCTCACCATCTTCAGCCAATATTTCTAAATGGCCTGAAATAGCTTCTTTAACATTCTCAATAGCTTCTTCAAGTGTGTCACCAGCACTAAAACAACCTGGAATATCAGGAACAGTGACACCAAATGCCTCAGTATCTGATCCTCGTTCAATTGCAATTGGATATAACATCTCAACACTCCATGCCCTTGGCATAAACATATCGCCCACTGCGTTATGATTAGTTGTAAGGGATATAGTATTTAAAGTCGGGAAACAGCGGGTCAATTTAGACCCGCTTGTTTCAAAATGCTTTTAACAGTTCCGTTTGGTAAATCCTTTTTAGGATGTGGGATTGTAACTAACCCCTTTTTGGTTGGGTGTTTAAAGTGATGATGACTTCCTGAAACCCTAACCTCATACCAACCATCTGCTTCAATCATTTTGATTAAATCCAGACTTTTCACACCAATCCCTTATTAACTTGATGAGATAATAATAACCCTAGAGTTATTATATGTAAATAACTCTAGGGTTACTTTTTTGAGGACTTGGAATTTATTTTTTTATGGGCTTCATCTAAAAACAAGTTATCCAATGCAAAAATACAGTCATTAAAGATATGAGCAGCTACTGGTAAATCATTATGCTCAGCATAGACATTGATTGCCTGCTGATCTAAGCACAACGGCACACTTTGCTCATATCGTCTAGATCTAATAATCGTGCAAAATGCTGAAAGAATGGATTCAGCCGCATACGAATATTCTGGTGGATCAGGAATACGACCACCTAAGAACTTGATTTGTTCGATTTCGTGCGGCGTTTTCGACGCATACGTTTTTTGGTATTTGTAGAGATCGATGACTTTCCCAGAATTAAAGCCTTGTCCTTGTCTGCTTCTTCCTGAATCTTCTGGGCCTGTTCTTTAATAAATAGCCAGATCGAAATACCAATATCACCAAGATTAAGAAGCTTTGAGGCATTCTCAGGTGTATACGGTTTTTCGGTCTCAACAGTTTTACCATCCACGATTTCGGCAAATACCACACCTTTCCAGTCTTCAATTAAGTGGGCAGCACATGCATCCATTAACAATTCGTGATAAAGCTTGGCATTTTCATCTTTGACCATCACATCATAGCCTTTAGACGAGATCTGGTTTCCTGCTCGTTCAATAGCTACCTGAAAAGGCTTATAAGCGATACCACGGACTTTAAATTCTGCCTGTACCTCTCCATCAGCACCTTTGTATTCGCACCATTTTGATACGTCCGAGCTTTTAATAATTCCGACTTTTAAAGCCATAACAACCTCTAATTTTTAGAAATAAAAAAGCCCATGGGATTCCATAGGCTTTGTTACTGAATAAGTTGATTACACAAGAGCACGTATAATCGTTGGACTAGTACGCACTTGGGCAAAATTGATATCTATTGTAATGATGTCATCGCCACCACCATCCGGGTGATTTGCTTCCTTAACTTCAAGTTGCGGGAAGTTAAACGAGTACTTACTTCCTTTGGTGTCTGTAATATCGAAGGTCAATGTAAAAACATCACGGGTTTTAATAGCATCTATCCAAGAAGCAGATGTTGCTGAAAACATGAAATTAGCATTTACGCCAATATCCATCATTTTCTCTAAGTAGAACTCAGGCGTGTACTTACCTGAACCGATACAACGGATCGCTTCTAAATTATTACTAAAGTTGATGGTAAGTGTCTGCAGACAAGCTTTCCCTTGAATTGACTGACCATTAATAAGTAGCTTTTCAACGTTTGGCATACTCACCAGAGGGCGAGTCGATGCTGGAATAGGATTTGTAACAGGATTAACCTGCTGTCGCGTAAATGAGCTACCTACTAAACCAAAGTTACCAGTGATTTTGCCTGTGGTCTGGATCGTCATTTCACCTGTATTCACTTGAATACCGCGATAAATAAAGACTTGACCAATATCTTCAAAGACTTTTACCAAGGTAAGAGACTTACGTACTCCACCACCAAAACTTAAAGCATTTGCAGCCCAGTTATTGAAAGCGAGAACATTTAAGAATAAGTCAAAGGTACCTAGTGATAATTCAAACTCTAGTTGACCAGTTACTTCGGCTTCCGTTACAACAGCGCCTTGGCGAAAACGTGAATCAACTACTTCACTGCTATCTTCAGTAGTAACATTTTCAGTCAAACTATCAGTAACACGACGAACGGTGTACCAGACTGGATTTGCAGGAGTTGTTCCTAAAACTGCTTCCTCACAAGCATATAATCGAATTTTTGCGCCTGAACTCATTTATGGTTCTCCAAAATTTAGGCAATAAAAAACCCGCTGTTTAAGCGGGTTATTAAAGTGTTTCGTCTGTGTCTGAGATTTCCGGAGGTTCTACCCCTGCCATTGCAGCAGCTACAGCTTCAGATAAATTATTGGGCTGGAAATCAACAGGTGTTTCAGTTTGAAAAATTTCAGGCTCTGGCTCAGGTTCTTCATGTAAGCGGATATCGATCCAGCGCCCCTCCGGAATGTCCATCGGATTTTCATGATCTGCTATAACTGCCGCAAGTTCGAAATCAAACTTACGCTTATAAGTTTTGATGGAAAGATCACCATTTTCTAATGTTGAATATTCAACAGCTACCACAGTGTTCCCATTAGCATCTTTAGGGACTTCGATATACCAGCCTTCCTGAGCAAAACCAAGTGAACCTTTTAGAAGGTAATCACCCACTTCAACCTTCTCAAATTGGATAGGCTGCTTTTCAGCATCCGTATTAAGCTCAATATGATCACTGAATAACTTCACTACAGGAGAAGCAGCTTTAATAAAACCATTGGAATCTTTTGTTGTATTGTGGGTGTTGTAGATAACGGCAACATCAGACCATACACCTGCATTACAAATACGTCCTTTAAGAGCATTTAAACTTGATGCCCCCATCGGCGCCCCAAATTGAAATGCATAACCATTTGCTGACATATGGCGTACATGAATAAATGCAGCATAGTTCATGCTTGAAGGTGAAGCAGAAGCTGAGGATTGCTCATGATAAAATCCATTCACATCGATCTTATCGGTATTAGTGCTATTAACTGATCTGCCACCCAAACCAAAAGCCCCAACTTCCATTACATTTCCTGCTGCAGTCCCAATTAACCGTGAAGCCGGATTAGTTGTGGGGATATCCGTAATTTGTGAAAAGGCAGGTGCTAGATTAGGAATACCTGAGGCAAAAGGCAGCATGAATTGCCGTTTTCCCTGAGCCGAGTTATACGGGAATGGCCGGTGATCCCAACTAAATTTAAAAACAAGATTTGCCATTATGCTGTTACCCCGTCAATCACTTGGAAAGTCAAAGTTTCAGTGTGCTGTGTAGTGCCACTTACTACAGCTTTAATATCCATCTGACACAGCCCTAAAGGCCAAGTTGCAGTGCTTGCACTAGATTTAATATTCAGCCATCCCTTCTGTGTACTTTGATTTAATGCACTACAAGTCAAGGTAGCTACAGCTGCTCCATCAGCCAAAGCTTTAATCTGTGAAGTAAAGGTGTAACCGGTTAGATCAATTGCACGGCGAACATCATCCGGTGGATACTGCAGGGTTTCATCCATATCAACCAGCTGCAAGTTCAAGTTGAATGTGTCACCACGCTTAAAAACAAAATTGCTCATAAGTGATTCCTATAGACATAAAAAAACCACCGATGAGGTGGTAGTGAATAAGACATAAAGTACCTCTCAAAATGGAGGTCTCATAATTCAAATTAATTAATATCTAGGTTTGTATCTCTTGTTTCCTCCACTCGTAATACAGTAGTGCCCACCTCTAGGACCCACGCAATAATCCACCACAGCACATGAACAATCACTATCGTAGTAGGTTTTTTTCTGTTTTCTTTCAGAATGATGAGGATGAGATTTTAAGGCCTGATAATTATTTGACGTGGTTGATCGAGACTTTTGTTTAAAGCAGCCATCCGTTTCACATAATAGCTTTGTTGATAACCACTGAGGTGATGAGGAATTTAAGGAAATACGTGCCCAGTTTCCTTTCGTCTCATAAATATCAACTTTTTCTCCACGTCCTAACTTTCCTACTACGTGACCGTTTGGTTTATCTCTAATATTTAAAGAATTAGTGTTGATATATTTTGATTCGATAACTTCCTCTACTGCACTCTGTGCATTTTCTGAATTTGAAGTTTGTTTTGGAGAGTTATCATTGCCTGAACCAAAAATCCCTAAAGCTACTAATCCTGCGGCACCCCAGCCTAAAGTTGATTTTTTCATGTTTTACCATTTGTTATAAATTTCTATTACTGTAACAGAATGTAATCACAAATGATAATATGCTGAGGTCATTAAAAATAATCGCCTTGCAGAAGCTTTTTCTTGAACTCAAAGCTCATTATCTAAATCAACACTTACTCCAGTAACAACGTTATGTTTAGGCCCTCCGAGACAATCAACATTAGCCAAGCGTATATTCACATCGGAAACACATAGCTTTTTTCGTTGCCATTCTCATCAACAGCATAACATCTTCAAGATGTCTTTCCAGTTCTTGCCGTTTAATTTCGATTTCTTCTAAAGTCAGCATACATGACATATCAATTCACCTTGTACCCAATGTCACATTATACTGAATGAAATCAGCATCTTCCCAAATGATTGCCTCAAACATTCTATGTCGATTGGAATATTCAAAATGGGCAAGAAGCATCACTCATTTTGTGATTTCATTATTCCTGAATTGGGACGGCAAAGCATTGACATATATTACCGGTACGGCGAGTACATGGCTTATCTGCAATGCCAGAAGTAAAACTGGGACCACCTGCAATCGTTAAGCGCACCAAACACCATCTTTAGGTACATTAAAGCCTGGTAAATTTGGATACTGGATTCTGTCTTGCGTAATACCGGTAAAAGCTTGCATACGATCGATAATAGCTTGCCTTGTCTGCTCTAAAGTCATTGCCATTTTAGCCGCCATACTTCTGAGAAATAAAGGTAAAGGTGGTGTTGTAAATTCCTTGTGGTGCTTGATCAGACCACCCATTTTCTAAGCGCTCTGCATAAGGCTGGTTGTTCTGGATATAAACTAAATTGCCCAACTTAAACTTCACGGCTTGAATAGCTGCATCCTGAATAGCATTTGTTTCAGGTCCACGTATGCCATAGTCACCAGATCCAACCGAAACCATATGTGAAGCACGGTATGCACCAGTATCGACGGGACTTAAATTAACTAAAGATTGCACAGTATCCATAACAATATGCTTCACATGGTCTTCTGCTGCTTTAGACACATCAAGACTAAAACTAGACGGCTTTTTCCCCTTCCATCCCATTGCTCACCTCGCTTGCTTCGTACATTTCGAAAAGTTCTTGAGCGATTGCCTGAATTGAATAAGCTTCAAATTCCACACTAGGCTCTCGTTCACCCATTCTCCGTTTTACTATTTGCCAGATATGAACAGCTTCATGTAAAAGCAATCCATAAACTTGAATTCGGTCTTTATCCGCCGTATCACCAATTTGGACGATTGCATATGCACCATCAGAAAAAGTACTAACTTGCGCATCCGCTCCCATATCCAAAAATTGATCGGCCTTATCCATATCTTCAAATAACAAATCCATGTGTAGTTGATTTCGAGCAAGCGTGTACTGCACATGTTGAAAAGGCGAGATATACCATTCAGGAACATAATCAGGATTAACCATTTTAGCCCCTACACTTTTCGAAGCTGACATTTCCAGATTGTACTGGCTGGATCTTGTTGAATATGGATAACTCGAAATGAGCCTAAAGCTGTTAGCCATTCATCGTCAATTTTTGGAGTCATGGATACTTCATTTTGCAGCACAGTTGCTTTTTTATCAGTAGCCAGCACTCCAAGCGTCTCAATCTCATATTGACTGTATGAGCCAAAAAGTACACCTCGGCCAGAATAGTTTTCTTTAACTTCAACATATGTTTCAGTTTTAGGATCCCAATTAGTTTTTGAGATCCGCTCACAAGTAAAGG